TTGTCTCTTAAAATAAGAATGATTTGATCTAATTCGTTTTGTAATTTGCTCATAATGTTTAACCCTTCTCTGTGTGTATGTGATTATTATAACAACTTTAGAGGGCAGTAGTATTAACATTTTGTAATGTTCAAAGCTTTACTTCTTGCCAGTTATCCTATCGGCATATCTGCGGATTGCGGTGTTGGCCTCAAAGCGGGCGCGGTGGAATTCCCCGCCATCAGCTTCGTATATCTCTCTAAATATTTGAAAGTAGCGTTCTTTGGCGGCAATCTTTAAATGCTGCGGCAACCGCCTAACCTGCTCGTTCAGCCATTTCTTGTCGTGATCATGGATAACCATTCGTTAAATCCCTCTATCGCACCAGCGTGGCCCAGGGCGACGCAGGCGAACGCCCCTAGTTCTTGCGCTTGGGTTAAGTATTCTAGCTGTCCGTCTTGCCAAACGCTTTTTGTATGATCTGCTCGCTTCATCTCGCAAACAAACGCAGGGCTGGCAGGAATCAATATATCGCTAGCGCCTTTAACCATACCTTCTGCCTTCTGTCTTGCTGCCTGCCCGTAGCTGCGCTTGCCTTCGTTTCTTATATGGGTTGCAACCTTTCCGATCTCAGGGTGGGTGCGCCTGATCCAATTAATAAAGGTTATTTGCTCATTAGATTCTAGTGGGCATTTACCCCTAAAATCGGTATCGCCGTAAACTTTTACTGTGTTATTGAATTTCATCTATTTGCCTATTGTGTCTATAAACTGAATAAAACTTGCTGCCTTTATCGCGTTGAACTGTAACGCTGGTTGGCATCTTTCCGTATTTATTAACGTGTTTTAAAAACGTATCAACATCGGGGCAGAACTTACCATAAACCGCCGTCGATAAATCATGCCAGATTGATTGTTTCCGTGGCAAATACCAAATAGTAAACGATCGGCACTCTGTGGTGTAGTTTACTTTTAAAGTTTCATTACCTGCGGCGCTAATATGCTTGCTGCAACTCCAGCTTAGTACCCTATCTGTTGATACTGTATAGGGATCGGCTTTTATCTTTTGGAATTCAAGAAATAGTTTCTCATTTGGATCTACAAGCTCATTATCGCAGGCTTCGCAATAACGCGCGGCAATGTCGTTTTCATGCCCGCAAGAATCGCACGTTTTGCCGATCCATCGGTAGTTACATTGCTTGCTTTTCCCATTTTCATCCATTCCTTTATGGCCAAAACATCTTCTGCCAAAGTGCGCTGGATACTCAATGCCATCATCATCAGCAATGCGGACGCCTAAACCGTCGATAAAATAACCCTCTTTATCAATTTTAAAGTTTTCCGGATTGGGCCTGCCGCTAAATATGTTGTCGGTTTTGCATAGTGGGCAGTTTGCATTTATTTTATAATCACCTTTTGGCGGAACTGTTTTTATTTCTGGGCTGAAAATATCACCGTGCGGACAATGGCGCTCGATGTTTTCGGCGTAATCCATTACTAAACAGTCTTTCTTGCCATCATAAAGGCGCAGGCCGCGTCCTATTATTTGCTGCATTAGGCCAGCGCTTTCAGTGGCGCGAAGCAGCGCTACAACATCAACATGAGGCGCATCGAAGCCAGTGTTTAAAATGGATACGTTGACCATGTATTTTATCTGCTGGTTTTTAAATTGCTTTATAAGATGCTCGCGCTCAGTTTTTGGCGTCTTACCAGTGATTAGCGCAGATTCGCTTCGCGGTAAACTGCTTATTATTTCCTCGCAATGCCTAATGGTCGATCCAAATATCATAACGCCTTTTCGGTTATGGCTAACTTCTATTATTTCGGCAACTATCTTGGATGTTTTTCTATTGCCGTTGAAAGCCTCGTTAACGGCATTCTGGTCGAAATTGCTACCAGTTAGCCTGCTAGTATCATAATGGTCTGAAACGCTGGTGACGGTGCTTGGCGGGGTTAAATACGCCTGCTTAATTAAATCATGGGCAGTTATTTTACAGATCAAGCTATGGAAGTGCGGTTTTTGCGCCATTGTGTCTGGCACTGGTGCGCCTTTTTCATCATATCTATAAATATAGCCTTCTTTGGTTCGGTATGGCGTGGCGGTTAAGCCTATTATTCTCAGTTTTGGGTTATCTCTCTGCATTTCCAATATTATTGTTTTTATTGTCTTGGTGATTCCATGCGCTTCGTCAATGATAACCGCGCAGAATTTATCCCTAAATTTATCAATGGAATTTTTAACCGTTTGGGGCGTACCAAATACCACATCATGGCGCAGGCTTTTACCAATGCTTGCGCTGTAGATGCTAGCAGGTTCGCCAGTGGCTAAATATTTTGCGTGGTTTTGCTCAGTCAATTCCTTGCTAGGCGCTAGGCATAAAACCCGCTTGCCGCTTCGCTCGTTTAACCAATGGGCAATAGCCGCAACAATATGCGACTTGCCAGCTCCAGTGGCGAGTTCAAGCAAACAAGGCTCAACGCTTGAACTCATCCACTTTTTAGCGTTATCAAATGCTTCTTGTTGGTATGGCCTAAGCATTTATTTAATGCCCCAGCTTGTGCTAGCCTTACCGCGATAATCTTCTAGATCTAATTCGGGAAGATGATCGGCTACCACTTTGGCATAGCTGATTGAGCCTGTTTTATTAATCGGGTAAACACTTAGCCCTGCTATTTTAGCCTTCTTACCACCAGCCATTTTTATCAGTTGCGCTTTAGCTAAATCCATCTGCTTTTTCGCGGTTTCCATATCAGCTTTGGCCAGCTTATATTCTTCGGCGGCTAGGCTTTCTGGTATCTCCAAAACTAACGGATCAAGATGTTGCTGGTAGTTTTCTTCACGTTCTAGCAGATATTGACCATAAAATAATTTTAGCTTTGGCAGCGTTTCATCAATAAACGCTTGATCAAAATCAACTTTGACCAAGCTATAGTCGTATTGATTCCACTGCATAAAATTAACGCTGGTTAGTACCTGCGAGCAAAACATTTCGTATTGCATTTGCGCGTGGTAGTGCGGTTGCTCTTCTATCGTCTTAAATACTGGCTGCTTGTCGTTGCGTTTACCGTATGGGCATTTTATCTCTAACAATTCGGCATGATCGCCAAACGGGATGCGACCATCTGGCGTAGCGCCTATCCAGTCGCATTCTGGGTGAATATGGAAAACTTCATTGTTGCCAGTTTCTAAAACGTCTAAACCTGTTTGCAATTCAAACTCAGCCAGCGCGTAATCCTCGTGGAATTTGCCGTATTCGGTTGCAACATTACCTTTAAATTCTGATTCTGCGCCATGCCATGCGCGAACCATTGATCGCATAACATCGTCAGGCGTGGCAAATGGGCTAACGCCTAATATCGCGCCAATGCTGCTGCCTGTTATTCTGCCTTTTCTTTTTGGTGATAGTGCCATTTTATTTAACCCTTCTTCTGGATGAGTAAAGCATACCATCAACAACTATATATTTACGTTTAAGCCATTGCGTTACCTGCGATGGTTCAACACCAACATCTGCCGCCATTGCTATCCGCTTTCCAGCGTAGTGATTTGTTATGTAATCATTTAGTGCTATTGCTTTCATTTTAATTGACCTATTATTAGTGGGAAAAATAGCCCGCTTGCGCGGGCGCTGTTTGCTAAAACGGTACTTCGTTATCATCATTAAATACTGGCGCACTTGGCGTACTGGCTGCGATGTGCTGAACGCCTGCTGATCCGCTCGCAGGGCTTACCGCACAAATCCAGTTTCCGCTTTTGCCGTTAATCTCCCAAATCAAAACCTTGATAGCCATTGGCTTGTTTGATAAGTGCATATTCAAATCGTCGCTACTAGGCTCTGTGCCAAGTCTCATCAACTCGCCGCCAGCGTTCTTGTCGATCGTCGCCAGCATTCGCAATGCTTTCTGCGCTTTGCCTGTATCGCTGTTTTTACACTTGATTTTTTGGAATACTTTTCGATTCTTATAATCGCCGTCCAATACTGTCCAAGTTAGGTTAATATATTCCTCGCCTTCGTAATCATCCCATTTGGCATCTGTTACGCAGGCCATTAGCTGGGTATTGTCTGGAATATCCTCAAAGCTTTTTGCGCCTGAGTCGAATGTTGCTGCTGCTTCTGTGTTGCCGAAAAAATTAGTCATTTTAAATACCTGCCTTTAATGTTGGGATAAAATCAATTAATGGGTTAATGCCTTGCTCTACATTTAAATCCTGCGTTATACCGTAGCGATTTTTACTAACACTTGATGCGATGCTATAAGTGGTTAATAAACGCTGGCCTGTTGATACAACTTTGTTTTTCTCGCCATCTCCGCCTTTAACAAATGAGTTGAGTTTTAAAAATCCAACCAAATCGCTGTCGTCGGTATATGGCGCAATGCTTCTTTTACCAAGTCGTAAACTATATCTGCTATAGGCTTCTTGATCTGGTAGATCCATATTTTCTAAATCGGCGTGCGCTACAAAAATAATATTGATATTCTTGCGCTCGTTTAACGCTCCTGCTGCTTTCCTCACTCGTTGGTGCATTGATGCAACAGCCGCTACGCCGTTTCCATATCCGCCCAACGCCTGATTGATGCCTTTTGGTTTTTTCGGGTCTCCGTCAATAACGTCTTGGATAAACAAGCGCTCTAGTGCTGTCACTGAGTCAATAATAAGCGTTTGGTAATCGTGCTGCTCTTTGATTAGGTCCGTTAGCTGCTCCCATAAATCATTTGCTTTTTTAAGCACTGGAAAAGCGTCGGGTCGATCTGCTTCTGGTATTGCTTGCAGGCCATCTTCTGCCCGTATTACTATCGGGTTTGGGAATGTTGCTGCTAGTGTGGTTTTACCCGTTCCTGCATCACCACAAATGGTAATGATCGGTGGGCGGTTGGTTGGTTTTCCTATCGTGCTTAGAGTAGACATAATGTCCTCCTGTTGGTTTCTCTATTCATCGGTTGCCACAGTAACCCCATTCAATTATAATGTAAACACTTAATTGTTACTATTTAGACATAAAGGGCATTAAAATGTTATCTCAAGATGAAATCAGAACTAAGTTATCAGACCGAAATATTAGGACAGTGGCGCAGCGCGTTGGTCTGCATTACAACACTGTCTATCGTTTTTATAAAAGAAAGGGCGCGCTGAGTTATGAAAGCCAGCAAAAATTAGCTGATTATTTTAGCGAGTAGTTAAATGAACAAGACAATAATACTTAACGCGCCTCCAGCGGCGGGCAAGGATACTATTGCTGATGCTTTGTGCGAAGCAACAGGCGCAAACCATGCTCAGATGAAGGGCCACTTATATACCGTGGCGTCTGTCTTATTTAATATTGATCTTATTCGGTTTAAAGCTATGTGCAAAGATCGCAACCAAAAAGAAAAGCAGTCGCATTTGTTTTTGCTGCCTATTGATAAGTATAATCAGTTATGCAGAATCACCAACAAAACCCCAGTAAGGGGTGTTAGCCCAAAAAGTTTGCACGCTATATCCCCACGGGAGGCGCTTATATACACGTCAGAGATTGTGGTTAAGCCTGCCTTTGGCGGAGACTATTTTGGCAAGATCGCTAACGAAAATATTAAATCATGCGGGGCTGTATTCAGTGACGGTGGATTTGACGAAGAAATAAATCCCATCTTGGTGGGTCAGGCAGACGTTTTTATAATTAAATTTGAAAGAGAAGGTTGTAACTGGGAGGGTGACAGTAGGGGTTGGTTAAGCAAGCGAAGCGGACTACCAGAGTTAATCACTACTAACAACGGAACGGTTGAAGATATTGTTAATAGGATATTGAATTTTGTAGGCGAATAACTAAACCTTTTCGCATTAAAACTAACATTAGATTAAGGGATTTGTATGAAATTAGTTTATATACCGGATACTCAAGTTAGAAAAGGTGTTCCGACAAACCATATTCTGGCGGCTGGAAAATACATCGTCAAACATAAACCAAATATTGTAGTCGTTGGTGGGGACTGGTGGGATATGCCAAGCTGTAATAATTACGCCTCAGCCATTGAGATTGAGGGCCAGCGAGTTTTAGAAGATATAAAAGCAGGCAAAGAAGCGATGGATTTATTTATGTCGCCGCTTGTAAAGTATAACGCTCGAATGAAAAAGAACGCTAAAAAACAATACAAGCCTCGCCTTATATTCACTACAGGCAACCATGACCCAGAGGTTAGGCTGCCAAGATTGGTTGAATCTAATCCTATTCTGGAAGGTCTTGATTTAGATGATACTAGGCAATTTTTAGAGAATTACGGCTTTGAGGTTTACCGATTTTTAGAGGTTGTAAACATCGAAGGCATTAGATTCAGCCATTTTCACGTTAATCCTCATAGCGCTAAAAAAGGCCCGTTAGGTGGTGCAATTGATACTATGCTAAAAAATGCTGGCTTTAGTTTTGTGCAAGGCCACTGTCAAGGGTTAAAAATGGGCAAGCATTACCTAGCGGATGGCACTAAAAGGCTCGGCATTGTAGCAGGTAGTTTTTACCAGCATGACGAAGCGTTTATGGGTATACAAGGCAATGAACATTGGCATGGGATTATTCACTTGAATGAAGTTAGCGATGGTGGGGCAGATATTTGCGAGATAAGTTTAAAATATCTATTGGACAAATACTTATAGAATAAAAGCCCCTATTTAGGGGCGTTGCTATTGTTATGCTAAAAACCACTCCGCTGTTTTAGCTCGATTGGTTTTCTTTTCACGCTTAATTATTCGCCCGTCTTTCTCCAATCTGTCTAAACACTGGTTAACCATAACCGTGTTGTACTTCTTGGTCCTAACTCTGTTGACTATTGTTCCAGTGGTAATTGGCGCGCCGTCTTTTTTATCAAGCTGGCTTATTATCCTGCGGCATATAGCCTCGTCAACTTGGTTTACTTCTTCTGCAATATTGCCCGCTGCGATATTCATCTTTTCCTTTAAATCACGATCAACTAACGCATAGGCCCAAGTTATATGCTCAACGGTTCGCAAGCCTTCTGCTACAGCCAGCACTAGCGAAACCTTTAACGTCAGCTCATAAGCCCGGGTATAAATTGATTCTAGGCCAACATCTTTAGCTGCTACCGCCTTATTGTGAAATCTTAGTCTTATATTTTCCAGCAGCTTTTTTCCTTCATCGGTGGTGGGTACTTTTTTCCGCTCGTTATAATTCTCAAGCCTTGAGTCGATAACAACGGTTGATCCAGTTGATGATAACGATAGCAATGTTGCCTTCAATCCATCGGGTAAATCGGGAGCGCCTGCAAAGTTTTTGTCATACATTGGCACGGTCTCTTTTTCAGAGAATATTAACGATCTGGTAAAGAAACCCTGTTTAACGCCATGCCCGCTAACTAAGTGATAAAAGGTCTCGCCAGTGGTATAGCCTAGCAATGATACAAAAGGCTTCTCAACTCCGCCAAACTCTTTCATTGATTCAATCTGCCTTACTAGGCCATCCATTCTGACCTGCAAAAACCCGTTTTTATCTTCGTTGTTTTCTATACATTTACCGCAGGCGGCTATCTCTTTCTGCGCTTCTTTTATTGCAAAATCCATAGCTTCTGGCTCAATGCTAAAACAATCATCACTGGAGCTAAAGGCAGCCATCAGGTTTTTGTTGATTCCCTGCATATAATCGGCTGCGTTTGTTCCTTGTGTTTTGCTTAACTCTAAACCAATTTCGTCTATAACATAGGCAACAACTTGGTTGCGCATCATGTTCCGTACTATCGCTTGCTGTGATTTAAACTCGCCTCCGCATACGGCCCGAATATAGCCTATCTCACGCATCGCTTTGCGTACCGCTGTCAGCATTGCGCCTTTACCTGTACCTGATCCAGCGACACAAAATAAAAATAAATTAGAATAAACTGGCCTTGGATCATCGCTAACATAATTTAAACCAGACGCGGTTGATACGATAGACAAGGCAGAGGCCACAGCTATGGTATCCGTTGGCTTATCTGACGTTGATCTAACCCAGTCGCATATCTCGCCAACAAACGATGGTGGGCGCAGCAGGTCGACGCCTCCGATGTCAATATCGCCTTTAATTACTGGCGGCATAACATAGGCCAAGTCTGACGTAAACTCTACGCTTTCTTGGTAGCCGCTTTCTTTAGCATGATGCAACAATGTGCCAAGCGTTACGGGGTTTGCAGATTTACCGAAGCTGTGCCATTTGTATTCCATTTCGCTTGCGTTATAGCCTGCGCCTTTGCTGCTCCAGTTATCCCAAATGGTAAACCCTTCGCCGTTGGTTGAGTGGTGTAAGGCCATTCCGACCTGTACCCAATCTGCGTAATCAATATCAGGGCTAATAACAGCGAGCATATTCACCAGCTCATTATCGCTAACATCTACCGACGCGCCATCTACTTGTGCGCGGTGAGTTGCTTTTCTCTCTAATATTGATAAAAGCTTTTCGGGCGGTTCGCCAACATCACTTGGATTGCCTTTATCGTTTTCGTATGCTGTGCCGCTTTTGTGCATTGATCCGCAGCCAACAACAAACCCGCTTGATTTAAAATCAATTCCTTTATAAGCCTTGTGGTGGGTTAGCAGTGATAATCCGTCTGGCTTAGTGAAGTATATATGCCATCCGCCTCCGCCAGTGGCAACAACAAAGCCCGCCTCTTTCTTAAAATCAATCCCTGTATCGCTACACAGCTTGGCATAGCCTTCGTTTCCGCCATTGCGCGGATCAATATCAATGATTAATGATTCGTCGGCTAGAACGCCAAAACCTGTTTCAAACTGCCCCATTTTTTCCATTGTTTCTAACTGGTTTTCAGACCAATTTGGGGTATGTTGCCAGCTTGTCGCGTAGGGGTGCTTATATAGTGCTTCGCATTTTCTATTGCCGCAGGTACAGAATCCATGCTTGTCGACGCTATGCAGGCCCATTACTTTAAAGCCCGCTTCGATATAATCGTATTGGTTCATTATTAATCTATCCTTCCAATTTCTATTGTTTTTGATACCCATCTTGAAAAATGGAAGTGCTTATTGCTTGGCGTATCTATCAATAAAACAGATAATTCTAGCTTACTTATTCGGTGTAAAAGCTCTGCCGATTGATCAAACTCTTCGTCGTAATAGTGCTTTTTTATTAGGTTTACTCTGGTTCGTTGCTCTGTTGTTAACATATAAAAACCTTATTGATTGTTATTTAATTTACACAATCCTATAGCTGATTCTGATTATTGTAAAATTTATTTTGCTTATACTTGGGTTGGATAGTATAGATTTGCTAAATAGTATCAACGGCAGTGATGCTTTGCTTAGTTTATATTCATCTTGGTTATATTGTGATTGATCATTATTTGTACAATTTGATCAATATTTGTACAGTTATTTTTTGCGATTCTCTAAATACGTGTTTTATGAAAATAGGCCGTTTAATGGGATAGTTATACTGGGCGCGGGTTTGAGCGTTCAAAAAACGTAAATATGAAAAAACGGGTTTTAGACAGATAGATAGAAAAAAATAAAGTGGCTTAGAAGGAAATTTACTACTAATTATATAATATATATTATATATATATTTTAATATTTAGATATTATGAAGTACTCTAACCGTTGTGGTGTATAGCTTTGCTCTAAATATGAGTTTTTGTTTTGCTGCTCATATTTTGGATAAAACCCATATTTAGAGAATATCTTTGTTTTAATGCCCATTAGTGGTATTGTGGCACTCACTTTTGGCGAACTGGGTTTGCCGATAAAACATTTTAGTCTGGGGCTAATATGGAAAACGAATACAAAGTAATCGCGGTTGATGATTTAACGCCGTATGCAAACAACTCAAGAACTCATAGCGATGATCAAATCGCTGAGGTTGCGCGTTCAATTTCTGAGTTTGGTTTTACTAATCCTATTTTAATTGACGAAGCTGGCGGAATCATCGCTGGGCATGGCAGGCTGCTCGCTGCTAGGCAAGTTGGCATGGCAGAAGTACCAACGATCACATTGCATGGATTAACGCCAGAGCAGGCCAAAGCTTACGTTATCGCGGATAATCAATTGGCGCTAAATTCTGGCTGGGATTTGGATATGCTGAAAGTGGAAATTGAAGCGTTGCAAGAATTAGATTTTGATATCGACTTGCTTGGTTTTGATGATGATTTTTTAAATACACTGTTAGACATTGATTCAGAGCTGCCAGTATTGCCAACTGGCGAGAAAGATCCATTTCAACAAAAAACATTTACTTTACACGATGAACAAGTTGATTGCGTTGATGATGCTATAACGCTGGCAAGAACATCACCCCTAGCAGATACAGGGATAAACGAAAACTCAAACGGAAACGCGCTAGATTTGATCTGCCGCGAATGGTTGGAGCTAAAAAATGGCAACAGCTAAAGATATTATTATTAAGCCAATAAAGGCGGCAGTCGCTAACCGTAAATGTAAAGAAATACATTATAGCGGAAAGGTTGTCAATAATAGCCGCCTACATTTTGGAGTTTTTTTAAATGGCAAGCTAGAGGGCGTTATGCAGCTTGGTTGTAGCATTGATATAAGAAGATCAAAAGGGCTTGTGGCTGATACAGGATGGAATGATTTTATAGAATTAAATAGAATGGCTTTTAGTGATGCGCTGCCAAAATTTAGCGAGAGCAGGGCAATATCTATTGTTATGAAGATAATTAAGAAAAATTATCCAAATATAAAATGGGTTTTAAGCTTTGCTGATGGCACTCAGTGTGGTGATGGTACAATATATAGAGCCAGCGGTTTTTATTTAACGGGAATAAAGAAAAATACACAAATGCTAAAAATGCCAAACGGTGATATTGTTGCAAAAAAATCTCTTGATAATCCTAATCATAGAGTTGGAGGCAGATTTGGCTCTAGCATAGCGATGGAGAACGGCGCTAAAAGGTTGCTAGGTTTCCAGCTTAGATATGTTTACTTCATCGACAAATCATATAAAGAAAAATTAACCGTTCCTATATTGCCATTTTCAAAGATTGACGAAATGGGCGCAGGAATGTATAAAGGTGTAGCGCGTGATACAAAGGCTAATTCTGGCGACCAGTTAGAAAGCGGCGGGGCAGTACCGACCATCACGCTCCAATCAATGGGTAAACAAAATGCCACCGAAGCCTAGAATATTAACTGACGATGAATTGCAGCAAGTGGAAAAACTTTCTGCGGTTTTAAGCGTTGAGCAAATGTCAGATTATTTGGGCATTGGCCGAACCACGTTTTATGAGATTATGAAGCGCCAACCGCAGGTTTCAGAACACTATAAAAGGGGAAGGTCGAAAGCGATTGGCGCAATTGGTGGTGGATTACTTCAAAAGGCAAGGGCAGGCGATACCGCTAGCACAATATTCTATTTAAAAACCCAGGCGGGTTGGCGTGAGACTGAGCAGCCTAAAAGCGTTGATGATGCCAAACCGCTAAACATTAGCTTCACAGTTGAGAATGCGAGCAAAGATGCCAGCTCTTAATGTTCCGCAGGCCAAATTTATGCAGATGCCCACAAAGTTTAGGGCGTATGTGGCTGGGTTTGGTAGTGGCAAAACTTGGGTTGGCTCAACGGCGCTCTGTACGCATTTTGCACAATTCCCAAATATAAACGCGGCGTACTACGCGCCAACGTATAAGCTGGTAAAATCAGTATTCTACCCAACGATTGATGAGGTAGCGTTTGGTCTAGGCTTTGATATAAAGATAAAGATCGGCGATGCTGAGGTTGAGTTGTACCGCAATGGCAACCTGTACGGCGTGATCAATTGCCGCACAATGGATAATCCGTCTAATATCGTTGGTTTTAAGTCAGGCCATGCGCTGATAGATGAGTTGGATATTATGCCAACGGATAAAGCTGCTGAGGCGTGGCGCAAGATACTGGCCCGAATGCGCTATCAGGTTGATGGCCTAAAAAACGGCGTTGATGTGACCACCACGCCAGAAGGTTTTAAATTTACGCATGAGCGCTTCGTTAAGAACGGTGGCGCGGAATATGGGCTAATACAGGCGTCAACGTATGATAACGCTAAAAACCTGCCAGACGACTATATAGACACGCTTAAAGGGGATTACCCGCCACAGTTGATTGAGGCGTATTTAAATGGGCAGTTTGTCAATTTAACCAGCGGCACTGTTTACCAAAACTATTGCAGGGAAACACATCGCAGCCGGGAGATTGTTAGACCTAATGAGCAGTTATTTATTGGGATGGATTTCAACGTAACAAAGATGGCTGCGACGATATACGTTAAACGTGATGGCGGTAAACAATGGCACGCTGTCGATGAAGTGAGCGATGGGTACGATACGCCAGAAATGGTCCAGATATTAAAAGAGCGATACCCAAATAATAAAATTAACGTCTATCCAGATGCTAGTGGCAAGAATCGCAAGTCTGTTGGCGCATCATCTTCTGACATCGCATTGCTAGATGGTGAATTTACAGTACGGGTTCGCAATACAAACCCGCTAGTTAAAGATAGGGTATTGGCCGTAAATAGTGCATTTAGTCGCGGGGTGTTATATATTAACGACAAATTATGCCCAACTACTGCGGACAATTTAGAGCAACAGGTTTATGATAACAACGGTTCGCCTGATAAAAAGTCTGGCAAAGACCACCAAAACGATGCCACTTCTTATCCGATCGCATACGAAATGCCGATAAGAAAACCAGTTGTTGATTTAAAAACAAGGTTTGTAATTTAGCGATGCTATTGAATACCCTATCAAGTGCTGATACAATTGGATACTCAGTCAATAAGGGTATTAAAATGAATCCAATAGCTGTAAGCGAAACAATCCAAGAATACAAAGGTGTGCGATATTATCTTTGTGGCGATTATTTTCAGAACAACCGCGAAAGATTGCATCGCTTAGTTTATACAGATTCAAATGGAGAAATACCAAACGGCTGGCATGTTCACCATATCGACCATGACAGAACAAACAACTCTGTAGAAAACTTAGAGCTTGTGGAAGCGGGCAAGCATACTAGCCATCATCACCTTGGAGTATCTAAGCTTATGCATCCAAATGCGTTAAAGAGCGCGGCTGAATGGCATCGCAGCGAAGAAGGCAAAGCGTGGCATCGCAAACATTATCAAGAAAGCGGCAAAGCTATGCACGAAAAAACAAAGCATCATGTTTGCAGCGTTTGCAAAAAAGAATATTTAAGTAACAAGATTGAAACGGTTTATTGCTCTAAAAATTGCAAGTCACAAGCAAGGCGATTAAGTGGTATTGATAACGAAAATAGAAAGTGCGTATCTTGTAAATCAGATTTTATTATTAACAAATATAAAAAAACATTAACGTGTAGCAGGGTTTGCGGGCAAGTATTAACAAAGGAAAACAAGTTAGGCTTAAATTAATATGCGTGGTAATATCTCAAAAGACGCGCTTAACACAAGGTTCACAGCATGAATACAAGCTTAATTAATAACCCAGAATACGATGACCATAAAGCAAATTGGGAATTGGTTGAGGATTGCGTTGCGGGTAGTTGGAAGATCAAGAAAGAAAAAACAAAGTACCTGCCAATCCC